TGTGACACTTTCTCTTGGTAACCTAAAATCGATCCACTATCCACGAATGCCATAGTGGGCGATTGGTTATCCCAAAATAAACGGTACCTTTCGAGAGGATCGCGATGAATCGCAATCCAATCGCAGCAAGGTATACGCAAAATAATACGATCTAGGGCTTTATTTCTGCATAAAGACCATAATCGTTTATCATCAGTGACAATTGCGACAACTAGACTACTAGCATAGCAAACGTCACGTACAATTATTGGGTCATCTTCAAATAGATCAGTAGGTTGACCTCTATAAGCGTGTTCAGCGCCTACAGACATCAACTCATGCCGTTCTATCGGAAGTCCCGAATCGTTAATATCAATCACTTCTCTTAACCATTGATACAATCGTTTAGAGAAGCGTTTTACATGACTGTCTGGATCTCGAGGTTCGTTCATCCGATCGAAACAAGAGGGAACCAGACCATTAAAATGGTGCACCATCAAAGGATCGCTCGCGAGCAATTCTCTAATGGCCTCCAAATCGTATACGTCTTCGTATATAAACTTCTTCATCATGTAAGGACTAGTCCTCCATGTAGTTAAGAAATCATATACGATCTCATCAGGGAGATTCCGTTCAGGTAATGCAATTACCTCAACCTTAATCCTCTCAAATAGATCATGATTACGACTGATTTCTGAAGAAAGCTGTCGTAATCTTTCATTAAAAAGAAAGTATTTATGGATACCTGACTCGTAAGACAGATAACCATTTGATACTAAACGATCAATGACTCCAGAGGGGAACATCTGAATGTTCCCCTTAGGTATCATAATAAAGTCGCGAATCGGGTGGTCATCGGGTACCGTAAAGGTCTCAATGATCGCCTGATTATCGAAATGCTTTTGTCCCAGAACGATAGTTCCTCTATAATTGAGAAAGTACCATTCTGAGCTCATAAACTCATGAATTATTTCCTTAATAAACTTTTTAAACCATACCTTGGTATGTCTTAAAAAGTTCTTGAAGGATTCAAAATTACCACCAATCACTTCTTTCCCCACACCGAAAAGGCGCGAGGGAAGATGAGATTCTGGACATGAATGTGTATCTAAAGCCACATCTTGTATACAAGATGCAACTTGAAAATACTGATATTGAACGGACTTGGAAGGAAGCCAGCTAATTTCCCGTCCGAGAAGTGTAAATTTCCCGATCGGAGAAGAGCTAAAATCCTCCCGGTCTTTAGAAACATCGATTAATAATCTCATCCTTGGGTAATCCAAGTATGGGAGTAAGTCGATATTACGGAACTTTTGAGCAGCCCTCACACGGTGTAAGCCGTGCTGTGGGATACACAAAACTTCCTCGCAATAGAAAAGCCAGTCTGTTGACTCGAAAGTGTCCAGACTTGAAGGCTTATAACCTAACATAATTGCAGCCTCCTCGTAATATACGTGGAAGTTGCGATTAGTGTTTATATTGACGAGATCGTCACCATTACCGGCCGCAAGACCAATAATGGGAACGTTATCGCCGTTCATTTGACATTTAGCCCTTGCGTATCGCTCTGCCACGGCATGAGCAATGGACAAGTTGCTTTTTGTAAGAGGGTCCCCCATCATCACACCGTTGCGAACGGTATGAAGTTGGTCCTTGCGGCCCTGAACTTTAACAATTTTCTCAGAAACCCAAATATCGAGTACAACCTCAATAATTGAGTCCGAGAATCCTATTGCTAACAGTAATGGCTTCATAGAAGCCCTCGCTGAAGCAAATGACGGAGCGTCAGTGGCGTTTTCCCAGTCAGAACAGTATCCAACGTATTCCTTTCTCCCCCGGCGAACCGAGCTTGAAAGGTCAACGTCTTCCTCCATTCTTTCCAAGAAACGCCATCCGTGACGTGCCGCTTGAAAGGAATCAGATATAATAGTATTATTCTTTAACAACTCTATTGTCAAATGAGAAAAGGGTTGTAGAAGAACATCTTTCCAAAAGGACCCGGAAGTCACTACACGTGCCTTCCCTGGTTCTCGGATAGTACATAGGTTATATTTCTTGACCTCTTGAGGCTCGAAAATAGACCTAAAGTATGCTTCTTCCCATAAGAAATTCCCGAGCGAATCGCGAATTTCTACTGGGTCGTCGCCAATAGATTCATCATCCTCTACCATGAAACCTAGACCGGTTTCAGGTAACTTAGGAATAAGTTCTAATCTTTCAGGGGGAAATCCAATATCCTTAAGGTAGCCCTTAAGATAACCGAATTTCCCCTCTTTGGCCTTTGAGTTCTCCACACAAGCTGAAGTACTCATTGAGACCTTTGAATTATGAAAGGAGCCAATCTTCTGTCCTCGGACAGTGAACTGGCAAACTTCTTCAATAGACTTGATCAAAAGATCATTTGGAGTAAACTCCAAAGGTTCTTTTGTCATATCAATAAATTTATCAATGGATTTCTTACAAAGTTGCGCTGAGGCTAACCCCGAAGCGCGAGTTTGTGAGATACACATCAATTTATACATTTTTTGCCTAGAATTTGAGCCGACTAGTCGATTCAAAATTTTGACAGGTTTAATCAGGAATCCAAATTTCCTAGCGCGCCCCGGGCCCAAAAACCCAGGGAGATCGATAGGAATCTTCCGGAAACCACAATTACGAATATATTTTCTAATTCTTTTCAGGTCAACTTCGAAAGAAGCATAGTCCTGAAGAAGATTTGAAATAATTTGGTTATGCCATTTATCAGTGATCTTATAAGGATCACCGTGAATAAGCAACTCAGGGAAACCCAAAATCATTCCAGAGACGCAAGCGTCACTGTAATGAAGAATTTCTTTAAGATGAAGACGGCCTTGACGCGTTGCTAGCAACTTGTCGACAACCATCTTGTTATATGCCTTAAGGCGTTTATACCAGTAGGTCTTAAATCTTAAGATCCACCGGGCGCCATCAACATTATGTTTTGACGTATTTCCGAGATCGACCTTGGTCGACCAAAGATTTACGTATTCGTAATCGGCACTCCAGCTCTCGAAAGAGTCAGGGTCCCGATCATGGTTAATAACATGATCTAGGTAGCGCAGAACTTTAGAGAACTGCTCTTTCTTAGAATCGTTACTATCTTTCACATCTGCGTCACCACGCGTGGATAGTTTACAACTAACCGCCAGTGGAATACAGGAATGTGGAAGAAACACCATCGTTTGGATTTACATCTAAACAAGGGCGTTTTTTGGAG